GGCCGGAGGCCGTATCGAAAATTGAATAGATATTCTGTTTCATTATAGATTCCTATGGCGTAGGGATTGTTTTGCTTGATGATATTTGTATTTGTCTTTTAGTCTTTCCGGTGTGAAGTCTGCTCGATGGGCTGCGATAAACGCAGCTCGTAATTCTGTAACGACAGCCATCTGAGCTGGGTCTTCACTTTTGAGGATGTCCGTGTAGTAACGCGGTACTTTTTGAACGATTCCTTTTCCGGGTACAGGCGACTCATCTGATGGGAAGAAATCATTTTTGTATTTCTCATAGAATTCTCGCCCTATTCCGGGTTTGAGTGACATAGTCGTGTATGGAGGTTTGACCCAAAAAGCAACACCGTTTTCGTCTGATCGAAGATAGGCGTCGAGCGCCTCATGTCCGGTGATTTTTTTGAGGATGTAGCCGGCAGTGTATGCGGCTGTTTGGTAATTGAGCTCGCCAATGGTGCAGAATCCCCATGGCCAGAGCTTTGACAGAGATGGGCTAGAAAAGATTGTAATTCCCTGTTCTTGTTGTTCGACGATGACATCATCGAATTCGACGTTGAAGAGGCAAGCGTGGTAATGGGGTCGGAGATTATCATCACCGTACTCCCCACAATGGAAATATCTTATTTTTTGCGGGAAATGTTTTCGTAGCCGCTTCATGAAGTCGCGGAAGTGGTGGTAGTTTAGCGAATAGTCCTCGGGGACGTAGTAACCGTCCTCGTATTGTTGCTCGGTACATTCTTCTTTTGACCGATAGGTAAAGGTTACGAAACAGTTGTTTTCGTGAAGTGTTGATTCGTGAACGATGCGGATAGCCCACATCATTGTTCGATCGCTGCGGCAGCCAAGGCATTGTCCGCAAGCGACTTCCATTTTGCCTACGGTATTGGGCCCTTGTTTGAATACCAGGGCCCCGCTGGTGGCTTTGAAGCCTTTTAGCGGAGAGTAGCAAGGCACTTATAAACGGATGCCGCCACGGGATACCGTGCGGACGTTGTTTTTTGGGTGTGTGCCTGCGTTGCGGCGAAAGTTTCGCCGTGATTTTTTGCGTGACATTTTACGTCTGCGCATATTGAACCCCCTTTTGTATTTTCCCCCAGTCTTGGGGGAAAGGTAACACAATGAAGTTTTTTTTGTTGGGTCCTTTCCCGGCTCGCATTGCCGTGTGTCGCGACCCTCCCCCTCGGTGAACGTCGGGGTCGGTTTCGCTCCCGACGGCTGGCTCGCCGGTTGGCCCTGGTGGGTTGGTGCCAGGTTTGGTCATTTGTGTTGCGTTGAGGGGCCGTTTCCGGCCCCTGTTTTTTGTTTGGCTAGGTTTTGGTGTCACCTAGCCAGTTCAGTATCGAGTAGCTCTGAACTTTTACGGTACCGGTGGTACCGGTGGTGTCGGTGGTGTCGGTGGTGTCGGTGGTTCCGGCACTACCGCTTTCGCGGGTGACGGATGGTCTGGGTCGAATTGAGTTGGATCATTCGGGTTTTTTGGTACGTCGGGTGGACCGGCAGGCATATTGGCTTTTGCAGCAGCAGCTGCTTCGTCTGCGGTCATATTGCCGCGTACATCTAGATTTTGTCTGCCCGGTGCTGCAAGCCCCGGCAGTTTTTTAAGTAAATCGTCCTTATTGGCGGGATCGTTTACATATTGGAAGAAATTGGCCGGATTCTGGTCGAATTCCGAGCGTATTTCTGGAGGCAGAGCGTCGAAGATTTCTCGACCTTCTGCCAGTTTTTGCATGTTTTCGCCGAAGTCGTATTGCGAGAAGTCCGCATACCGACCTTCGAAGCGATTGAGATGAGAGATAGTGCCCGATTTTTGGGCACGTTTTAGTATTACGTTGATGTCCGTTTCGTCCTTAAAGGCCTGCTTTGTACGGCCATCCTCGTAAACAGGATTCGGAAGTGGATCGATAAGATTATTGTTACGATCAAATTGGTGTGACATTTTAATTTCCCTGTTTTGAGCGCCTTGCGGCCCTTCGGTAGACTGCGTCTATCTGTTTTCTATTCGCATTAGGCTTGGTTTTAAGATATTTTTCTACGGCCTCTAAGCCCGCCTCATTGCCGCGGCGTGTAAACGCCGAATCTTTGAGTTCGTAACCGATAGCATTTTGTTTATATTTTGATTGTTCCAGTGCGGTGCCTGGTTGAAGTTTTTCTTCCCTTAATGGGAAGGTTTTTGCGCCTTTTCGGCGCGAGACGCTCTTCGCGTCGTTAACCATTTCCGGTATTTCGGTGTCTTCAGTAACGACACCGATTTGGTCGAGCAGCCATTTATACACCGAGCCTTTTGTTTCGCCGAGCACGGCTTGACCCTGCTTAGCGCGGGTATCGGCACGGATGTTTTGTATTTGAGCAATTTGCATTGCGGATGTGGCTATTTTTGAAGCGGCCTCGACGCCAGCGCCGGCTACGTTTTGCATGCCCGCTGGCATCGAGCCGGCCGGAGATGAGGCATCATATTTGCCTGCCAGGATACGGTTAATACCGGCCGCTTCCATATCCTTGGCGCGGCGTTGTACCTGTGTGTTCGACATGCGCTCTTGAAAGGCGCGATTTAATTGTGCTTGTCTGGCGTTTTCCCTATTCGCATCGCGTTGACCGCGAGCTGAGAAAATACCACCGAGGAGGCTTGCCCCCCCGGTGATAAGTGCTGGTATAGGCATCAGAATCTATCGATGCCACCAGGTACGCCATAAGTTGGCATAGGTCTGGCTGCTTTGATGTCGAAGAACCAGTCGCATATGAAATGCGGTTCTGTTGTGACGGCGATTGCTCTGTCGAGCGGTACGCCGAGGTTTGCTTGAATGAATGTTGCACCCAATGTTGGTGCTGTAGCAAAATCTTCCGATAGATGCCATGCGGCAAGTGTTGCGCCCGCGTCCGGTCGCATGAGATTGGAGAGGCGGCTGTTGATCCGTCTGTACTCGCCGTACCTCTCCTGGTACCCGAACACAAGATTGTCGGGTGTGGTACTGCCTGAGCCAGTTACCCAGATTTCCTTTTGAAGAACGCTTTGCTCACCGATTCCTTGAAGAACCGGATAGAAGAAATCATAGCGTGTGGATTTACTCCACATGCGGTCAAGACCTTGGGAGTATGTTATGTCGCCACGGACGGAAGCGATGCCGATTACGCAGCCGTGTTCGACAAATGATTTTGAGAATGAATGAGTGCCCGACACCGTGCCAAAGCCAGCTAAGCTGCCTTGTTCTTTCGTGGCCGTGTCGGACGTGTTAGAGATTGGAGTTATATTGATTTTTGATTCGCCGCCGCCGAGATATTCGGCGCGTTGGAGCCGGTGGTCGGGTGAAACGACGCCCCATTGTGCCTTGAGCGCTTCCACGTAGCGTGTGCCAGATCTTGCATCACGCTCTAATAATCTCTGGGTTTGGAATGCCAACCGAATATCGTTAATTGTTGGGGCGAGTGCGGTTGATAAGTCCGCGTACATGCGGGCAAGCCCGCTGTCTTCCGCCGCTCCGTGAATAACGGAGTCTGAAGTTACCGGAAGAATATCCCGATAGGATGATGTGGTATCCATGAATATGGAGATTTCGTCTGTTGCGCCGCCACCAGCATGGATTTGCGCTGAGGTGCCCAGCGGCATTGAGACGGCTACGCCTTTTTGCGGTGACGGCAGACATGAAGTGAAGTAATCAAAACGCTTACCGCGTTTTGGTGGGGTTGTATCGAACCCCGTTAGTGTTTGTGCGTCAGGCCCGTTCCCGGTGCTAGACGCTAGTGAGTCCTGTAGGTTCTCATCCCGATACCATTCGTTATAAACTTTCCTGAAAGCCCGAAATGGCATCGCGCTGATTGGTATGTTGTCAGGATCCGCTAGTAGCGGTATGCCCATATAATCGGCTAAATCGCCGAGTGAGCAAGGGCCGCCAGAACAGACCGGAATTGTGAATACGATGCTATCGCCGGGATCGTCCTGAGCGCCGTGGAATTTTTCGAAATTGTCCCAAATTGTGCGATAGGGTACAAAGAAAAATTGCGTTGAGAGGTACATGTTGTCGAGTAAGGGGAAAAGTGGCGTTGCGAGCCTGCAAAAATGGCTCGCTTTTACGTTGAAAGTATCCCCTGGAATTATATCTATCGGTCCAAAGACCGGTATCAGCAAATCGGCGTCAAACGCCGTTTTGTGTGTATGAGACAGATTGAAAGTTGAGCGGGGAATGCTTTGTGTGGGTACTTGCGAGAATTCATGTTGACTTTTCATGGTATAAGTTTTCCGAGTCCGTCTGCGCATGTATCAAGATAGTCTTGATTAGTGTTTGTTTTCTTGCCTCCCGGCATTATTTCTCGGCCGTACCTTTCCGTTCCGGCTTTATTTTGATGAACTAATTCTTTATCGAATAGTTCGAGATTGTCGCGATTTACATTGCGAGATGCTGAGATAATTTCGAGTGCTGTTGCTAGTGATTCATTTGGCTCGTTATGCAACTCGCCGCGCGTGTCGTCCCAGACACCTAACCTGAATAATGTATAGTCTTTTGGGTGTAAGCCGATTGGGTGATCGGCATCCTGGGCGAGAGTACCGAAATCGCGTTTTGCGAGTTCATCCGCCGTTGCAAAGAACGGACGTGAATAGAGGCCGGAGGCCGTATCGAAAATTGAATAGATATTCTGTTTCATTATAGATTCCTATGGCGTAGGGATTGTTTTGCTTGATGATATTTGTATTTGTCTTTTAGTCTTTCCGGTGTGAAGTCTGCTCGATGGGCTGCGATAAACGC